AGCGGCAACGATATCCCATTCTTTTCTGACCGATTTTTTTTCTGACGGCATCAGCTTATTGTCGGCCGCGATGTCAGCAAGAAGGTTGTTGGCGGTGGTTGCCGATGTTTGCGCGTTTGCTGCGGCAGTAGCGGCATTGTTCGCGGTGGTTTGTGCTGTTGCGGCTGCCGATGCTGCATTGTTCGCTGTGGTTTGTGCGGTAGCCGCGTTTGTTAATGCGGTTCCGGCGTTTGAGTAGGCCGTATTGATAGTGTTTTGTGCAGATGGTTCAAGGCCAGTGATAGCCAGAGTGCCTGCGGTTATCTTGCTGCCGTGCAGGTCGCTGATGTGCGCGTTGCCGACAACGAGATCTGCAATCTGCGCACCAACTGTGATCACAGCTTCTTCGACGGTCAGGTGCTTGCTCAATATCGCCCCGTCCTGAATCAACGTAGATGGAGTGCATTCCTCAAGTCTGAAATCTTGCAGTTCATAACCAGCGCCTGCGGTTGTGTTGTAGTCCAGCAAACCACCGATGCGGACAAATGCTGTTCCGGCAGGAAACTGAAATTGCCCTTTGGGGCCGATTGTTGCGTTGTATTCTGTCCAGGTCGTGCCGGGAGAAACGGCACCTATAAGATAATGACCGGCATTTGTGCTTAAAACAGTCTTTGAATTGTTGTATTCGCGCACAGACAGATAAATAGACCCATTTGTATTTGCATTGCGCTTGCGGGCAAGACAGTGCAGACGGTAGGTTTTTGATAGATCGATCGGAATGTAGCGCTTTTGAATAAATGCATTAGAAGTCGGAGAAGTAGCGCCATTACCGCGCATTACTCCAGTTCCAACTTTACCATCAGTAATGCTGCCCAAAGTCCATCCAGCAGACGAAGCGTAACCATCCATAGTTTCCCATGCGCTGGGGTCCATAAATCCGGGGTCGTCATTCAAGGCCGCGCCGGGTGCGCCAACGAGTAACTTTTCCATCGTTACCGCGCCGGCGGCAAGAATACGGGCAACAACACTATCGCTGGCCATGTGCCGCGAAACGACTTCGTAAGCGCCAATAAAGTCGGCGGTTATGCGGGCAAAAACCGCGTCATCTAAAAACATAAACAATGTTTTTGCTTCTGATGCAGACAATTCGCGGCCATAAATGCGCGGTGGCAAAGCGATTCCTTTATAAAACTGACTAGTCCGCCAAGCGCCCATGCATAAACCACCGGTTAATTGATAGCCACCGGAATGGTTTATTGATCCGATTAATTCACCATCGAAATACAATGTTAACTTTGTCGGCCCCCGGGTAATCACATAATGATGCATTACGTTTAGTGCGTAATTTGTTACGCCGAGAGATGACGGATATAAGCGGAATTTTGCAACTCCGCTTGTGCCTTCCAATGTTTCGACTTCAAGCGATAAGCTGCCGCCTAATGCGCGACCGAACAGCGTCCCATAATTGCCGGCTGTATCCGATCGCATGAATCGACCGGCTATTGTCCAATTTTCCAGCGTTTTATCTGGCCATAACGACACATAATCATCGACGCCATCGAACTGCAAAGCGCGACCGAAGTCGGTTTCGACAACCGCGACGCCGCCGAAGGCCTGGCCGTTGTTGCCGTTGCCGGTTGTGTCGACCACACCGCCGGCTTCGGCGATGCTGGCGGTTGTGCAGCCCTTGGCGCTCCAGGCGGCGACCGCGCCGCCGGCTTGTTTTAGGGCGGCGTTTGATAGGGCGGCGGCGTCTACTACGCCCTGAGCGAAGAGGCGGGATTCGCTTAGTATCTGGTCGGCGAGGTCAGAAGTCTGGACGAAAGTAATAAAAGTTGATTTAACAGCCGAAAAGCCGCTTGGATTGCCCCATGTGTCGTAAGCTTTTGCGAAATAGTAATAGGTCATGCCATAGGCTGTTTCGGTGTCTTGGATAGTGGCGATTCCCTCGGCGCCGGCTACTTTGCCGATCGATTGTGCTGCAGCGCTGTTGTTTGATGTGTGCCGAAAAATTTCAAAGCCGGCCATGTCGCTGGGATACGGCGACAACACGCATTTGATCGTGACTGTTTTTAGATAGCTGCTGACGGTGATCTCGGGTGCGCCGGGCGGGATGTCGTCGCCCTGGGCTGTGAGGGTGCCGGTTATGTAGTCGCTTTTGCCGTTGGCGCTGACCATGTGGATTCTTACGGCATAGGGCTGGCCGGGTTCTACGCCGGAGATTTCGAAGGTGTTGCCGCGAAGCATGCCGAGGTCTGTCCAAGACAAAATCGGCAGAATGCCCTGGGCATACTCGATCGTGGCAGCAAGGTAACCACCGGCCGGAGGAGTAAATGTGCCTTTGAGCACGACAAGGTTAGAGCCATCCGGTGACGGCCGGACTTCCGAAGACAGGGACAAACCCGATGCCGAGCCCGGATTAACTGTTGAAGTTATGGGTATTTCGATTGGCCAGTCGATTCTGACGCCTGGCGAGCCGACGACGAAAATGTCTGACGAAATTTTTTCAGCTTCAATCGTATGCTTGTAATCACCGATGTCAAACGCGAAAATCTGCCATGTGCCGGTCAGAGCCTTTTCGGGGTAGTCGATCGTGATGATGTCGCCCTTTTTTACGTCATCGGGCAGTTCCAGAGTTTCAAAATAGACCTTATCTGCGCCGACAATGCTCTTTTTGCAGGTATATTCGAGAATTGCCTGGGCGGTGGCCATGTCACGAATAAGATATGATTGCCCGAGGAACAGCTGCTCTTCGATATCATCGATGCAATCTGGGTCTTGAAACTGCGCTGATTGCATGAAAATGCCGGTGAGCGGGTTATAATCAAATTCAAGTCGGCCTTTGTTGTAAACCTGACCAGAATAAGAGCCTTTTCCGTCGCGCAGCAGCTTTATGTTCTTTTTGGTGTAGGTTTTTACGCTGGCGGTATTGGCATTGACGAACAGGCGTCGTTGCCCGTTTTCGCCGATTTCGTAATCACCGCGAATCGCCTGGCAAATCTGGTCAATCCACGACTGTGCAATCTGACGGAAGTAAAACACGCCATCCATCTTCAGTCCGGCGGCATCAACCCGTGATATTGCGGTTGCAAAGGACGCCGAATTGATTTCAGATGACGATATTCCCAGACCCCAGCCACAGACTCCGTCTTTAGGGGTGCTCAGCAGATATTGCAGGAATCTGGCACCATTCCGGCATTCTTCAATGCTGTGAGAACCAAGCTTAAGCCCGATGACTTCGGCACTGATCTCTGAATAGGTGCCGTCATCATTCTTCCGAAGGGCTTCATCTGTGATCTGGACGTAAACGAAGCCAGCGTAATTCGCCTGGCCGGCCGAACCGGTAAATGCTGAAAAGCCGGCTGTAATCTCTTTGTCGCCGCGATAAACCTTGACTACCTGATGAATTTCGCCAACGCAGAGATAATAAATTCCCAGGTTTTTGTTAACCAGAATCCCCTTTATAAGTATAGGTTGGTCAGCATTTCCGCCAACTACAAGGGGGATTGTCAGCTTCAGCGTGGATTGATGAAGATTTTCGTCAACCGTAACCACCCCGGCAACTTCATCGGGAAACTGGATACTGAGCTCTGGTGCCGACCTTTCAGTCGCGACAATGTTCAATACATCTGCACTGTCGCGGTCATAGGCAGTGATTTTTCCGACCCATCGATAGCCGGCATCGGTAACGACGGTAACAACTGCGGCCCAAAGATTAATCGCCCTGGGAATAAAGCCATCGTTGTTTCTGATCGATATATTGAGCGTAAGCGGCGCGTTGCCGGCCTTCGAAAAGCGCCGTGAAATCTTGAGTTCGTTTAATAGTCGACCCTGATATGTTCCGATGCCATCGACAGGGGTGGTCTTCCCAGCAATCAGATAGGTGTTTTCGCCAGCCTGGATCGTGATTTTCATACCAGTTCCCTCAGAACGAATTCGATGTCGCAATCGATGGGGCTGCGAACAACCGGCTGTTTGCCCTTGGGCCGATAAACCAGATAGGAATCGGCGACACTGCCGAACTCAGTGTCGATGATGGCAACTTCCCAGCCTTTTATCGGGAGCGAGTCTATGACTGACTTGGGCTCGTTGAGAATGCCGACCGAAAAAATGTGTCGGGCTTTTCCCTTTGAAGCTTCATGATAAGAACCGCCATCAGAAAGGAAATCATTGAATTCTTCGACAACCTGAGGTCGCCAGGTTGAAACGATCATTTCCTGAGCCTGGCCAAGTATCAGATTGCCGAGAAACGGAACCGAGGAGCCGTCTGTCAGAGCTTGAACAGGGATGACGACGCGCACATAACGAAGCGGACTCGCCGAAAATTCGAAAACGCCCTTGATTACGCCGACATCATCTTCTGCCATGACAACAGCCTTTGAAACGGCCGGGGAATCCCAGGTGTTTGCAGAATTTGCCTGGATAGTGGCGTTCAGGAAATTGGCGTTGTTGAGCCAGATGAAATTGATCTGGCCAGCGGCTCCCAGGTCGGCCGTCAGAGTTACATTGCCGGAAAAAGCGGCCGCCTTCCAGACAAGGGCCGGGTCATGTTGCAGTAGGTTGGCTGCAGCAAAACCAGCCGCTTCGCTGCTGGCTGCGATAGATGAAATGGTGCGCATATTTCTGTCTGTAATCAGTTTCATAAGCTGATTTCAGAATAGAGAAACAGCGGGAAGCAAAACAGGTGAAGGGCTTCAGTATTTTCAGCCCCACCTGGCTTTCGATTGGGTTTTCTCAAGCATATCTTTCAAAATAGTCAACAGTTGCGGGTCGTCAGCGTGTTCGGCCATAAGCTCTTCAATCGCCGCCGTGGTATCGTTGCCGTGAATAATGACAACTTTTTTCCCCTGCTGATCTACTTCGCCGACCCAGGACAACAACCCCTCGATTTTCGCCTGGCGCTCATCGGCCATCATACGCTTTTCTTCTTCTTCCTGGGCTTTTTCGAGGCGCAGTTTGTCGAGCTTTGCCTGGGAATATTCTGCATAGGTGCGTTCGTAATTTTCCAGGGCGGCAATTCGCTCTTCATAAGATTTCGTTTCATCGGAAAAGATGGCGTCCATGCGCTCAAGGACTTCTTCATAAGCCGAAACCCGGCGTTCGACGTATGTCAGGTATTTTTCCGCATAAGCATCGCTGTCGGTGATCTTCAGCGCCTCAAGCTCATACATCGATGAGCCGGCTTCTTTGACCATATCGAGCAGGCCCGACGCAATATTTCGGTCTGCGAGGTTATTTTGCAGGCTCTCAAATGCGTCGTAGTATGCATCTCTGGAAAGGCCATCGACGCTCGCCATATAGCCCGTGTCGCCTGGCATCGGTGTGCCGCGAACAACAGGAGAAAAAATGCCGTTTCCAGTCGATGATTGCTGCGAGTATTGATTCGGCATGTAAATATTTTCCAACCAGGGCGCGTATCTGGCAAATCCCGCTGCGGCGTTTGTAGAACGCTCAGCCGTTGCTGCGCCAAGTTGTCGGGCAAGTTCTGTCTGAGTTATTAAGAGTTCATGAATTTCATCGGACAAATCGGTTTCGTATTTGGTGTTAATGCCCGCCCTGTCACCATAGCCAGTCCAAGACAGCGTCCGGTTATCGTATGTGTAACCAGCCGTCGCAGCCGCTTTTGTATATACTTCAGTCTGGGCCGCCAGCGCCTTAAATGATTGGCCGCCTGCGCTCATAAGTTCGAGATTTCTTTTTTGCTGCTCATTATATTTTTCCGCAGCTTTATTCCAATAATTGAGATTTTCGAGGGCGTTCGATGCTCCAGGGGCATTCAACTGATATTCTTTTTGCCAGCTAAGATCACCCCAACTCCAGTCTTTATCATAAGTGTAGCCAACCGAGATACCATTAATGCCCATTCTAGCCTTATAAAGCTGATCTTTGAGGTAGCCGCCCATTGCAGTCGACTCTCCGGCTATATAAGGCAGTAGCTCAGATTCAAAAGTTTTCAGGTAGGCGCTTGATATTGTGGCTTCAAGATTCGACGCCTGCTGGATAGCTTCTTTGTTCTTTTCCTTCGTAGTGAATAAACCGCTTATGAGCTTTGCGCCGTAGGATGCAGCAAGGTTTACACCGAGATTTCCCCAGTTTATGGCACCGGCTGAGTCTATTACCGGATTTTTCTGCGCAACGACCTTGGTCAAAACCGAGCTAAGGACATTGCCCAGGGTTAATTCGAGGTTGGAGAAATCGGCGTTGGCGAAGCCGGCCGAAACAGCTTCAGCAATTGTTTTTGAAAGCGGCTCCTGGATATCCTTGACCGCCTTCTTTGAATCTGAGCTTCCTGCCTGCCAGATAGCCGAAAGAACGTTTCCGCCGTAGCGATCCCAGGTCGAAACTGTCTGGGTTGGCACCGTTAACTGCAGATATTCTCTTATGCCGGATTGCAAGTATTGAACAGCAGTTTGAGCGGTTTTTAGGTTTTCTTTGCTGAAAAAATCTGAAGACTTCTTTATCTTCTCGAATGAATTCGCTACTTCAGCAGCATTTTCGGCAATTTCAAGCAGACTTTCTCTGAACCAGTCGGCATTCCCGAGCTTTAAATTGTCGAGAAAGGAGATCGCGGCGTCACCGGCTGATTCAAGGCCGGCCTGCGTTCCCTTAAGTGTTGCGGGAAGATTCCGGTTTGCCTGGTAGGTGTATTCCATGGCATCGGCCAGTGAATAATAGTATTCAGTGGTTTTTTTGAGTTCTGCCTGGTGGCGTTTTAATTTGGCTTCTTCTGCTTTTGCCCAATCAGATTTTTCGCCTGAAAATTTAGGAATATAATCGTTGAAAAAGTTTGAAAAGGCCGAGCTGACCTCAGTTTTTGCGTTATTGATCGTCGAAACCAGTTCATTTTTTCTTCGTTCGACTTCATTTCTTATTTCAGCCAGGCGCTTTTCTTCGGGAATCGGGCCACCAATGCCGGAGCCGTCTTCAGCCCTGTTGGCGAAATAATATGACCGTATTTCATTTTCAAGCAGGGCTTTTTCTGTGACCAGCTGTGCATTTGTGTAAGAGCGATAGTCGTTCTCTTCATTTCCTCGAAGTGTGTTTGAAGCCGTATCGATGAGCTTGTTAATTTTTTTGGCAGCAAGATCTGCTTTATCAATAATTGCATCCAATACCGCTACAACCGGGCTGAAAACCTTCGAAACCAGTTCGCCACCCGAGCCTTTCAAGTTGCTCCAGGAAGCAGAAAGGTCACTCATCTGATCAGCATTGGTAGACGCAAGGCCACCCATGTCGCGAAGCTGCTTGTTGCCCTCTTCAAGCGTCAATTCAAAAAGCTTTGCAACCTTTTCTGCGCCGCTCATGCCGCTGGTCATTTCTTCAAATGCCGCCGGAATACGAATACCAAGGTTGTCGAGAATCTGCGGTGATGCACGACCAATGCCCGTAACAAGGTCTTCAAATGCCTGCTGTGTTGTTGAACCAAAAAGGCGAGCCTTGTTTCTGGCAATTTCCAGCATATTGGCCATTTTGTCGGCATCCATGGTTACCCCGAGCGACATCGCCTTGCTGGCAGTTTGAATCAAGCTGGATTCATTGATTGTTCCGCCGCTGGCTTTTTTCAGCTTTGCAATTATCTCGTCGGCGTTTTTGCCAACGCTTCTGGCATAATCATCAAAAGAATCGCGAGCGGCCCTGAGCTGAGCACCCTGCTCGGCAAAATCCCATGCTTTCTCACCATAATTTTTAATCTTGCCGAGAATATCGAGGGCCTGGTTGACGCCGGTGGCGAGATCGCTCCAGGAGGTCTCAAAAGATTTAACGTCTTTGGTGGCAGATGTCAGCTGGCCCTCAAGGCCGCGCACTCTTGTCGTTGCTTCGGTCAGGGCTGATTGAACCTTCTGAAGCTCAGACGCAAGCTGTTTGTTTTCGTTCTTGAGGGCCGCTGAATCTGTTTTGAGCTTGTTTATCTCTGTGTCAGCGCTTTTTGTTTTGCCGACAACCTTGTCAAATTCACCTTCAAGCCGGGCCATTTCAAGCCGGGCTTCCTTGAGCTGTTTTTCAAGTTCGTCGGTAGATTGCGCGACAACCTTGATTTCGTTAACAGCGACAGAACCGTCGGCTTTGATGATGATTTTGAGTTCGCGGTCTTTGCTCATCGGCTTTTTCTCTTCAGTGCGGCCCGGCGATCGGCTATGCTCATCGGGCCTTTTTTCTTGCCGCCGAACATCAGCAGCAGGGATTCGTCAACACTCGGGGTATCTGCCAGGTCTTTAAGTGCGATCAGGTAAGCCAGGAAATCCATTTCGAGAACCTGTTCAAGACTGAAGGCATACCCACGGCATACCTTCAGCTTGTGTTCCCAGCGCAAGACTTCCAGGGGCTTGGTGTCTTGGCGGCTCCGGTTTACGGAGCCAGGTGAGGGTCGAGGACAGAATCCAGCATGGGATTGAAAACTTTCTTTTCGACCCAGGTGCGCGAAACGATCTGCAGCAGGTCAAGGTGTTCGTTGAACAGAACGATGACCTGTTCCCTGGTGAACTGTTTTTCTTCCTTCGGGTTGAGAGCGATTGCAACCTGCGATGCCGCAGTGGCGATGCTCTTCGTGATGCGCTGGATCACAAATTCGGTGGGGTCGATATCGGCGCCGGTTTTCAGGGCTTCGGCCTCGGCTTTTTTCCTGGCTTCAAATTCTTCTTTCGCTTGGGCGCGGTCTTCGGTGATGAAAGCCTGATAAGCTTCTGACTGTGCCAGGGTGAACTTCAGTTCGACGGGTTTGCCGTCGATCTCGATGAAAAAACGATTGCCGGAATCGCGCCAGAAGAAACGGCCATTGGTCTTGTTGGTAAGCTGCATTTGGGTTCCCTTTCTGTTAAAAGGTCAGGGGTTGCTGCAACAACCCCTGACGAAATGTGGAGTTTCTATGACTCGTCGTGGCTAAGTCAGCACACGAAGATCTCGATGTTGTCGTTGCCGGCCGGACTTGGGCGGCACTGGCCCGTAATGCCATAGCGCAGAAGGTCTTCATCATCAGTCATGCCGAGGTTGTCGATGAGAGCGCGGCGAATAAACGTGTGAACTGTATTTCCAGGAATCGAACCGATTTTGAAACTGACGGGCACTTCTTCGCGGCTGCGCAGTTTGTGCCAGAAGTCGAATTCAGCTTCGAGCTTCGCTTCTGGGTCAATGCTAAACTGGTTGTCACGAAGCGAAATTCTGAAACTGTCGATACCCTGGGCGGCATTAACATTTTTTCTGGGAACGATGGTGTTGCCCGTATCAATGCCGATCGTTTTCGCAACCAAAGTGTTGTCGTCATCGACATGCAGGCCGGCCTGTTCAACGATTGCCGGCACACGGCTGTCTTCTGTGTAGTCGGGCACGACCGCGTCGGTAATTGAATGAAGAACAGCCTGAAATTTAAAAGACAGTTTGGCAATTTCTCCTGCTGGTGCAGAAAGGGAAAAACTGCCTCTGGCTCCACCACCCTTGAATAAAAGACCGCCAAGATAATGATAGCCAAAAATCGTTTTCCAGGTGCCATTCTCGGCTGTAGGCCGGTATCTGATGCCAGGCGGGTAGCAGTGAACATACCATTTGTCGCCGAGAGTCAACGAACCGGTGGCGAAAGTCAAAGTGATCGTTGCGCCTTCATCACCAAGGGTTATGGGTGTCTCGCTGGTAACCGTGTTATTGGTGCTGTTCTGCGTTTCGTCACCGCGACAGGTCACTGAAACTTTAGCAGCGCCAGAGGCTCCGGCGGTAGTCACTTCGACCTTATAAACTCTTGGCTCGGTGCCAGTAAAGTCGCCACCCTTGGCAACTGTGAGGCCGCTCAAACCATTGTTGCCATAGCCGGCAATCGGGTCCGAAATAGCAGCTGCAGCAAGCACCTCTTTTGTGAAACCACAGGCTTCGATCAGCCGGCCCCAAGTCGGGGCAACACCAACCACACCGCTGGCCAGAAGTTCAACTTCGAAGTCGAAGTCAAGCATTTCACGACCGATCAACTTTTTCGCGGCATCAATTCCCTTGTTTGCGACAAGCCGCCGAAGCTCTTCGAACTTATACCCCGGCAAAAACCGGCCGGTTGGAATCACATCGGCGACGGTAAGATTCGGGTCTGTAAAAAGTGCGTTTTCCAGACCCGCCAGAAAAAGCATTGAATTAGTATGCACTGTCATATCAACCTCCCTGGGTTAATTCGTTGAATCGAAAATGAATAGTCAAATCAAGTGTCCCTGATGCCCAGGGTTCAAAAACCTGCGCATCGATCTGTCTTCCGGTTATCTCTGTCTTGAGCACCTGGCCGCCGAGCTGCCGGTTTGCGGCAATCGTTCTGCCGACCAGGGCGGCTTTTTCGCGCCAGTTGTCGGCAGCTGATAGGCCAGTAACTCTGGTGACGTGCAGTCTCAAGGTGATCGGCCAGGTAACTTCCGCCTGGCCGTTATTGAGCATGTCCTGACTTTCCGGCCCTGGCTCGATAATCACGGCAGGAAATTCGTTTGCAGCAAGTTCGTTCCAGCCCAGCCGCCTGGTGGTAACCAGAGCGAAGCCAGCTGTGGTTAAAATCGTTTTGAGAGCGGAAATGATATCGTTACTTTTCGCGGTCATGCCTGCCTCACCGTCAGCTGCCAGGTCTGGCCCCAGACCCAGACGTTATCGACGACCTGCATTAACGCCTCGTTACTCAAAAACATCACTCGCAGGTCGCCAAGAGGCGCGAAGCCGCTCAGGGCAGTTCTGATTTTTTCCAGGTAACTGTAGGCGCCGCTGTGGCCGCGCAAATCTCTGATCTGCAGCGTGATGCTGATTTCGACATCCCGTTCCTGAATCAAGGTGTCTTTGTTTGTCGGTTCGCTGAAGCTGCTGCCGCTGTAGGCGACAAGAATCAGGCCCTTGTTGAATGGCAACGCCTTGAAATCAGCCGGCTTGCTTGGAAAAGCCTTGATCGTCAGATCGGTGATCTGACTTTCGAGCCTGGTGATGACTGCACTTTCGATGGTATCAATCACTGTAATCCCTCAAGGTGTCGCGGTTGAAGGTTCTGGGCGGACCGAAATGTTCGGGGGCATTCGTAACCGTCGGGGCGCTGCCGGTTGTCTGGTCGATGCCAAGCACCGCATCACCACGGGAAACGCTTTTCAGAAAGGCCACAGCATCGCTGTAGCGTTTGGTCACTTCTTCGGTGAGTGCCGGGCCGTGCAATTGATACCTGGCGATGTCGCAGGTCAAACGTGTAAGCATGGTCGGCACGGTGGTCAGAGGTAACGCATACCTGGCGAGCAGGTATGCGTCAATCTCTGCTTCCGCGTCGTTCAGGGCTTTTTCAATTGCATCGGAGTCGTAAGTTCCGGCCGGCGGGTCAGCGCGATCCGTCAGCTGTGTAAGCTCGGCGGCGCCGAAACGATCGATCATGTCCTGGACAACGGCGTATTTCATGGTTATTCAGCCTTTTCAGTTGAAGCGGGCAGGGTTTTATTTGGCTTGATCGCATCACTGGCGATGAGGCTTTTGGCCTGGTCAGCAGTGAGGTCGATAGCGTCGCCCGGCATGTAGACGGTGCCGTCGTGCTTGATTTTAACCAGGCATTCGAAGTCACCTTTGGTTTTTACAGCTGCAGCTTTAGCCATCTGATTGCTCCTTAATCGTTGACGACGTTCTGGATCAGGTAACCCAGGCGGTCAGAAGTGACGACTTCCTTGACGGTTTCCCCGGCGCGAACGATGTGACTGCCACGGGCACCAATCATCTTGTCGGGCACTACGCCGGCGAGGCGGGTTCCCTGGCGGGCGGTGAAGCCAAAGGTCATGCGGTTGTTTGCATTGGTTGCGAGGCGGTCGCGATAGATCAGCGACAGGTGATTGCCCCAGACGCGCGAGAGCGTCATGGCTTCACCTTTTTTGGAAGTGTTCAGGAAAGCTTCGCCGACAACCACATCATCGAGCTCGAAGAGAGCCGCGATCTGGGCGCGGGTTGCAATGCCAGAATCGCCGCTGTTGGCGTTAACTGCCTTGACGATCTTCGGATGGCTGCTGATTTTGTCGAAAGCCTTGCGGCCGATAACCATTACATTGCCGCGCATCAGCATGCTGCTGAGAGCGTCTTTGATGGTATTAACCGGGTCAGATGCGACGTAATCGTCGAAACGGTCACTGCCGGAAAGAGCGGCTTTGTTGCCGGTCGCATACTGAGCTGCGTTGAAAGCCAGGGCGGCGGCGCGAACTTCGCGGTCGAGCAGAATCAGATCGATGATTCCCTCGCTGGCGTTGTTGATGAGGTTGACGCCTTCGGGTGCGTCGTCGATATCTGACTGCGGAATGACGTCATCGAGGAAGTAGTCGGCGCAGGATGTTTCGACTTCCGAGCCACCGAATTCAACCTTGTTCGGCGTAGATTTGCGGCCGACAAGAGTGTTCGGAACGGTAAAACTCTGTTCCTGGTTGAACTTCAGAAACTTGAAAAGGCTTTTGCCAACCGGGATATAAGGGAAAACCTCGTCGGCAATCAGCCGCTTATTGCGATACGCGATAACGATCGCAGTCATTACGGGATCAACGGGAAAAAGCGATTTGGCCATTTAATTCCTCCAGGTTATGCCGCAGTGTGCGGGGCTACTATGCAGGTGACGATTCGATCGGCTGCACCGGTTTCAGTAACAATGCCCACAGCTCTCTGACCCGTGGTTGCCAGCACGGCTTTACCATCAGCATCGGCGGTGAACGAGCGGCCGGCGGCGATGGCGCCTGCACATCTGACTTCGGCTTCGCCGAGCAGAACGACGTCCATTCTTTCGCCAGCTGCGATATCGCCAGGCTGTGAAACCACACCAAGCTGGTTAGCGGCAGCTGCGTCAGATTTAAGAGCCTGTTTATCTGCAGTGCCCTGTTTTGCGATCAGATACTGCTTGTTGGCATTTTCGGCCAGGTAGTTTTTGGTCAGGGGGTTGATCATTCTGCACCTCCGGAAACTCTTTCAACGGCGTCAGCGTAGGAAATGACCACGCCTTCACCTTCGAGACGGGCTTTAAGTTTGCCGGCTTTTTCAGCCAGCTGCTTGGGGGTTACGGCGTCAGGTGAAGCAACGGTATCAGGCGCGTATTCGCCGAAGCTGACGACCTGGGGCTGTTTTTCCAGGAACGATTTGAAGAAATCGACCTGGGTTTTCTTTTCGCCGGCAAATTCAACGACGTTGCCTGCATCGAGGCCCATCATGAATTCAACCAGACCGGCTTCGACGGCGGGCACAAGTTTGCCCTTCTTTTTCAGGCCGCCGATGAAACTGGCGAATTCGGCTTTTTTCAGCTCGGCTTCGCGTGTGTTCAGCTTCTGCTCTCTTTCGTTCTGGTTTTTTTCCTTGTCAGCAAGTTCTTTTTCTTTCAATTCGTTCTCCTTTTCTTTGCTGTCATTTCTGGCCGGCGGCTGCGGAGCCTCGACCGCGAATTCGATACAGATTTCCTTTTCGTCGCCGCTGGCGAAGCTCACGGGTTTGAGACCGGAAACTGCCGGCGGGGTGGCGCCAAGGAACCCGACGTGCTTGAGGTAATAGTTGCCTGGCTTCGGGTTGGCCGGGTGGTCAGGCGCAAAAAAGCTGGCCGAAACGTTCTTGTAAAGCCCGGCCGAAACGACGCCGGCGAATTCTTCAACCACGGCTTCGGGTTCAGCTACCAGGCGGCTGTTGGCAAAGTTTAGTGCTTTTACCCAGCCATAAGCGGGGTCTTCGACTTTGGGGTGACCAATCACCAGGGGCGACTGATGCACTGCCGGGTCGTAAGCTTTTGCAATGCTTTCGAGCATTGCGGCGCTGAATTCAATTTCCTGGCCGCTCATGGCCTTGAATTTGCCAGGGCGGAAAATTTCAATGGCTTTCATTCGGTTACCTCACTGGCAGATCAGCGTGCCGGTCGCGGCAGCTGTCCGGCCGATCATGTAAACGTCGGGGGTAAGGGTGCCAACCGTGATCGGGTCTGAAAGTGTCGCGCTGGCTACTTCCGGGTAAGCGGTGCCGCTGGCCACGTTCGACGGGCCGATGTTGGCACCGGCGCCGGGATTAACGTAAACGCGGAACTGCTTGGTGCCGGTCGGCAGGGTCGGAACTTTCACGGCAGCATGCTGCGGAATCGAAAAGGTAGCAGTGGCCGGAACCAGGTAGCCGGCAGTCGGCTGGTTGATAACCGGCACAACATAGTCGGTTCTGGTGGTGCGCTGGCCGTCAGGAA